AAATTAATTACGACAAATTAGTAAAAGAGTGGTCGAATAGGATGAGTGGTAGGGCACCAATCTATACTAACAGATATCATAGAACAGTTTTACGTGAAGTAATGAAAGATTTTGGTTATTCGTTAGAATTAATAGATGGGGTTCAACCAATTTTTATACCAAATGTTATATTAAATGAGGGTAGTAATCAAGATGCGTCATTAAATACGGCTATGATGGAAACTGCGGCTTTAATAGGAACAACTGGTGTATCACAACAACCATTTATTGATTTATTAGAATCACCAAAAGTATTTAATAAAATTAAAATCACAAAGAAAGACGATATAAATGATTTTAAAAAACAATGTAAATCTATAATAGATTTATGTGATAAAGCTAAAAAAGAGTTATTAAAAGGATTAGGAAAAGCTGGTGATTGGAATTCGGCCGGAGTAGGTTTGATAAAAGGTTTTACATTACCTGAATTAAAAATGGAAGATGGTGTTCCTAATTTTTATAAAAATAATTTACAAGATATTGCTGTAGCTGGTGGTTTAGCGTGGGGAATGTTAGTATTTGTAGCCGAGAAGGTTAGTTTTAAACCTAATTTTATTCATGATAAGATTATGGATTTTTATAAAGCAGAAGTAAATAGAGGTATTACAAGAAAAGGTGCTAAAACTGCTACACCAGACGCTATATTATCAAATGTAGATGCTAGTACATTATTAAAAGCATTAAAAGATGATACAAATGAAATTGTAGGAAATGAATCAGATGGAACGGTAAAATTGGGAGATAAAATAATTTATATGCAAGCATCTCTTAAAAAAGGTGTTGGAAGTTCCCAAATTGGTAAATTTTCTAAAAAGTTGAGGGGTACATATAGTCTTGGAATGAGTAACAAAGAAGCTTCAAATTATTTATTATCACACTATGAACCTAATGAAATTGAGCAAATGATTTATGAGGGTTTATGGGATAAGGTAAAAAGTTTTACTTCTTCTATTTTTACTAAAGCAAAGAATTTGGTCAATAGTGGATTATCAAAACTTAAAGGTTTCTTTTCTAAATCATTTAATGATGGAGCAACAATAAAAGCAAAAACTATTAATAAATTAACAAGTGGTTACACAATTAAAGAGTGGACAGAAGACGATGTTAATTTGTTAATGGAAGGTGATATGAATGCTCCTACGAGAGCTACTGTAAAAGCTATATATAATAGTCCAGCAAAAGCGTATTCTAATTTGGCTAAAGAAGTTGGTGTTGTAAAAAAGAAACTAAATAATATTGGTGATTTGGGTTATGGTGTAATAAAAGAATTGGGGAAATTAAAGAAGATACCTGCGGTTAAAGGTGATAAAGAACCAGGTACTAAAGTTGTTTTTAATTTAATAGCTAATATGGCCACATTAGAAATGGTTGGAGATTTAACAAGTAAAAGTTCTAAATTAAAAAAGATAATTGCAGATTTAATTACTGAAATGTTGTTTGGAGCTACTAATCAACCACTTTGGAAAGTATATGGTAAGATGGAAACTGGTGATAAAGCATATTCTTATTTAGGTACAGCGGAAACGGTAGAGAAAAGATTTGATGGAGATGATATTAATATTGAGTTAATTGGTATTGATATACATCCACAAAGTGAGCAGAATCCTAAGAACGTTTATTATGTAATTACTTGTTATTTATTACAAGAAATAGCCGAAGCTGGTAAATTTTATGTTAAGGTAAGAACTGGTACTAATTCATCAAGTCGTATAACTCAAAATTATGAAGGTCAGGCTATTATAGGGGCTTTTGATATTGATAAAAAATTAAAAGATATTATCTAATGAAGTCTCAATTGTTATGTACATTCTCTAAAAGAAATAAACTTTATGATACCATAGACCTTATTATTGCATGCCATGACATATTGTTTAATAAAATTTATGTGTTTCAAAATGAGAATGACCACCACGAATTAATAATAACATATAATATAACTGGTGATTATGATTTTGGTGGAGCTGATGCTAGAGATACTATTTCATTACATAGAAAGAAACAAACTAATACATTATATACAATTAATGCAATAAATACCATTATTAGACAAAAGAATAATGGTGTACTTGATAAAACATTCCCTATTACTTGGGATGAGTATCGAAATTCATTATTATTAACAAATGAAAATGAATTAAATGTTATACCAACAAGAATATATTCAATTGTTGATATAGAAACTTGGGAAAAAGATAGAAAAATATAGGTTATTAAATGAACAATAAGGTTACAATAATAGATAATTTTTATGACGAACCTTACGAAGTTAGAAGACATGCTTTACAACGTGACTATAAGAGTGGTAATTTTGTTGGTATGAGAACATCAGACGGGGTTTCCGAGGAAGTAGTCAATAAATTATCAGATTTAAATGTTATCAATGGTCATTTTGAATGGTCACCATCCGATAGTATAAAAATAGTTGATATTGATTATTCAATTAAATTATTTGGTATTATATTTTTATCACCACACGCTCCAATTAATTCTGGTATATCTTTTCATAGATATAAAGAACTTGAAATGGATAAATATAAATACGATGAACCTGCACACGAGTTGGTTAATGAATATGGTACGGATTTTACAAAGTGGGATGAAGTTGACAGAGTAGGTAATGTTTTTAATAGATTGGTTATATATGAAACAAAGTATTATCATTCAACTACAAATTATTTTGGAAAAGATGTTTTAGATTCTCGATTAATACAACGTTTATATTTAAAAAAATGAAACCATTTAGTAATAGAATAGAGGGAATAGTTACAATAGGTTTATCGGATTGGGAACGTAAAGAATGTAGTTATATAAATATGGAACCAGAACCAGATATTTATTATTATGGTATGAAGTATTTTGCAGATTGGTATCATTTTGATGATGATAGAAATATCGAATCTATTTTAAAAACACATGAACCAGATTTAATATTAACTATAGGTGGTGAGAAAGATAGATTTTTACATCTAAATAACTTGACAGATAATATAAAAAGAAAATGGTTACATTTATCAGATAGAGATTGGTGGTCGTGGGTAACTGATATTGATAAAAGTTTACCACATACATTAAATGATAAGTGGTGGAAAGAAATGTTAGAACCAGATGATTCTTTGGTTTCTGTAATGACAACAGCGTACAAAATAGGTGATAAAATACATAGAACATACGATTCTATTAAGGAACAAAGTTATAAGAATTGGCAATGGGTTATTAATGACGATTCACCAGATAGAGATACTTGGAAAGAGTTAGAAAAGATAGCTTCAAATGATAGTAGAGTAAAAATTATAAGAAATGAGGGCAGAAGTCCTGTTTCTCGTATTGGTAGAAATAACTTTTTAGCCGCTACACAATGTGATGGAAAATATTTAGTTGAATTAGACCACGATGATTCTTTAACAATTAATTGTATAGAAGATTTAATATATCCATTTAAAGAATTTGATGATGTTGGTATGACGTGGGGTGATTGTTGTGGTTATAATGTTGTTGATAATACTTGTAATGATTGGGGGCCTTGGTATGCCGGGAGATATGGACATAGATATTGGACAACATATCCAAGAGGTTATGGTAAAAAGTGGAAGGTTATGAGGTCTGCTAATATCAATCCCTTTACTATAAGAAGGTTGTGGTCAACGTTAAATGTACCTAAATGTTGGAATAAGGACGTTTATTTTAAGATAGGTGGTCATAATACCAACGTAAATGTTACAGATGATTATGATTTGATTATAAGAATGTTTTTAGGTACAAGGATTGCTAGAGTACAAAAACTATGTATTTTTCAAAACGATGATGGTACTAAAGATAGTATAGGTGGTCATATCAGACACAAATCTATACAACGTGCTATGAGACATCAACAACGATACTATGAACGTAGAATCCATGAAAGATTTGAAGAGTTGGGCATAGATGATTGGTGTTGGGATAAAGAAAAAGATGAATCACAATATGAAATGTGGTTGTCAAAAAATGGTAATGAACGACCAGAAGAAACACCAGATATGGTTGCTAATTATATATCAGAACTAAAAGAGCCATTTGAAGAAATGATTGATTGGGAAACACCAGCCGAGGATGTAGGCCCAATTGAATGTGAAAAAAATTAAAAAAAGCTCTTGACCCGTGTCCTTTTTCTTTGTATATTTAAGTGTAAAGAAAGGGAACTATATGAAAAAGTTAAAATCAAATTATGATAAATCAATTGATAATCTTTTAGATGGTATTAAAAAAGATTATGCTGGTTGGGGTAATGACCCTAAAGATTTAAGTGGTTCACAAAAAGATATTAGACTCAAGATGATTGATGAGTTCAACAAAGGAGTTCATGTTAAGGCAGGTAAGAAGTACGATAAGATTATCACTGGGACTTCCGTTTGGGGTTTTGTTGCTAAAAGTGATGGAATACATAAAGGAATACCACATAAAACTGGTGATGTTTTTAAAGCGGCTGGATGGAGAGCTCCTGCTAAATGGGCAAGGGGTTCGATATTCGATTCTAATCAAAGTTGGTTTCATTGGACTGGTCCAAACTATATAATATAGGAGTTAAAATGAGTGATAATATAAAAGAAATACTTGGTAGTATAGTATTATTTATACTAATGTACATTTGGATGGTTATAATGTTTACTTTGGATGGTGCTCCATTCCATTAAAAAAGCTTAAAAAAGTTTAAAAAAGCTCTTGACTTTTACAATTTTTATTCGTAAGTTAAGGTGTTGATTGAGATGAGTACTTTTAAAAACGGATAATCAACAAACTGATGAAGGACGTTGAGGAAGATTAATCACCTTCTGAGTCTAATGGTGTTCCGAGATTGAAACAGTTGATTACTTGAGTAGGTCGTTTGAGGAGCTGTGGAGTTCGAGTCTCCACCATCGGTCAATTAAAATTCGTGGTTTTTGTCTTTTTCTACGATAATTTGAAAAAGATGGTGGGTTGTGAGTGACTACCAATTTGGAACTCTCAAATTTTATTAAAAAAGCTCTTGACTCTTATTTGCATTTTTGGTATATTCTCTTATGTTAAATAAGGAAAATACAATGAATATAAACATAATAGAATCTTTAAACGAATTTGAAAAGGATTATAACCCATACGAAAATACTCCCTTTGAAAAACTTTTGACATTAATAAGTGATGACAGAGGTAAGTGGGGTGAAAAATTCTTACATAGTAACATAAAATTATCTGGATTAGAATCTAAATGGGATGGTGATTCAAACACAGATAATGAGGATGGTAGTGTATATGACATTTTAGTCAATTTAAATCGTAGAACAGAAGTAAAAACTGCTACTAATGGATTGGATAAGAAAAAGAAAAAACTTACTAATACTTGGCAACATGAAAATATATATAAAGAAAATATTTGGGATGATTTATTATTATTAGATGTTAATCCAAATGGTTTTTATTTAACACATATACCACATAGTGAAATGTGTTTCGGAAAGGAAAGACATATTATCTTAGAAAAAAAATCTACAAAACACTTATCAGGTTGGAAATTTGATAGTTCAAGAGCTTCTTTAACCAAAGGTTTAAAGGCTGGAATCACTATTTACATTGATGTAGATAACGATGGTAACATATCTGATGATGACAATATAAAACTAAGGAGATTTATTGTTGAAAAATTCACTAATTAATTTATATTTAAAGGCTGAATCAAAATTTGGAATTAAAACTCTAGCAAAAAGATTATCTGTAAAAACTGGTACCATAGAAAGATGGAAATTATTGAATAATGTTCCCGAACATTATATGTTTGATTTGTATGAAATTTTAGGAATGAATCTTGATTATGAAAAATTTGACTATAAACAAAAAGACCAATTCTTTACATCAGATAAAACTGCCAATTTCTGTTTTACAATATTTAAAAATAAATTAAAAGAACTTGGAGTAGATGATAATAATTATACATATCTTGAACCATCTGCTGGTGATGGTAGTTTTTATAATTTGATGCCAAAGGATAGAAGAGTTGGTATTGATATTGAACCACGAATTGATAATATAATAGAACACAATTACTTATCATGGTTACCTGAAGGTGATACTAAATTTTTGGTAGTTGGTAATCCGCCATTTGGGTTGAGAGGAAATAAAGCATTAAGATTTTTAAACCATTCTTCTATGAATATTGGTGCAGAATTTGTTGGATTTATATTACCACAAATATTTAATAGTCAAGGTAGGGGTTCATGTATGAAACGAGTACAAGACTTAAATCTAATTCACACAGTAGAAGTTCCAAATGAATTTTATTATCCAGATAATACTAAAGTAAATGTGAATTGTATTTTCCAAGTTTGGTCTAAAAACTTTAAAATTGAATCAGTAGATGAAAGTTGTTCGGACTACATCAAGTTGTATTCATTATCTGATGGTAATAGCTCTGGTAGTAAACGAAATGTAAATATGTTATATGAATGTGATTTATATTTACCCATCACTTGTTTTGGTAAGGATAATATGAAGGTGGTAAATAATTTTGATGATTTACCATTAAGGCGTGGTTATGGAATTAAAATTTTAAAAGATAATAAACGAGTCGTAGACAAATTCAATGAAATAGATTGGTCTAAAGAATCTTTTTCATCTACAAATAGTGCATTAAATCTTAGATTTGACATTATAGAAAATGCATTAATAAAGAAAGGAATAAAAAATAAAAAGAACAAATTTTTTTAAAAAAGCTTGAACGTTTTGGCTATTTGTAATATATATATATTTATATCGTTAGATATTAAGATTTTTGATAATTTGAAAACGGAAAGTAGAGAGAGTAATTAACTCTCTATGGGATTGCCTGAATAATGAGTATACTTTGAAGCTCATAAGGGAATCTACCAATGGATGTGGTGTCCGACTACCTGCTAGAATGGTAGGTTGCAAATGTCTCGTAGACATACGAATTGGAATGTACTTTCAGAACATATAAAGAACACGATTCTTTGACCTTGTTGTGAGTAAGGGTAAAACCGAAATCTCACTTTATGACCGAATAATCTAATCTTGGAGAGATAAGGTAATGGTACAGAGGTTGTACTCAATCGATGATAGTTAACCACTATTGAGAGAATCATCGTAACTGATGGGTATTAGGTACAAGGTAAAAAAATCCAAGCTGATAGTTGTAGGTAATCGTTAATCCTACATCCCCAAATTTTCAAAAATTATAAAAAAGGGTTCAACCGATTTTTAGTTTCCACTATATACAAACTTAAAAAACTACAGAACCCTTTTTTTTATTTAAATAAAGGTTATATGTTAGACGTATCGTCACATAAAAATGTAGAAAATGTTATAAGATTCTTTTTGATGTATTTACCGCCACGAGGAGCAGAATCAATACTCGATGTCGGTGGTGGTAGTACAGCTCCATATAAAGGCGTTCTACAAACTCGTACAAAAAAATATAAAAATTTAGATATAAGACCAGGTGATAGAGTTGATTATTGCCAAGATATTATAGAAGGTACAAATTTTAAAGATAAACAATGGGATTGGGTTTGGTGTTCAGAAACACTTGAACATATACCACAACAATATATGAAAACTTTTGTTGATGAAATTTGTAGGATAAGTAAAAATATTGTTTGGACATTTCCACTACCACACTCACCAGCGTTCCACGATGACCCAGGCCATAGTGAAGTTATAGTTGATATGAAATCATATGATACGGATTTCAATGTTATTGATAAAACTACAAAAACTGGAAAAGGAATCTGGATATTTGCAAGAAAAGATAAAGAAATTCAAGTATCTAAAAGAGGAATAATCCAAGAAGGATATTCAGAAGATACTCTACCATTCGTAGTAATAAATTATAAGTGTTATGATAGAAATAATACTAAAAAAGCTTGGACGTTTACATAACATCTTAGATATATATTATTAATCAAGGTTTTACTTTGATTAACAATTAACAATTAAAACATTAACAATTAGGAGATTATAAAATGGATATTGATGCAATACGGAAACGTTTAAATCAGTTACAAACCACAAACACTCGTACTTCAAATTTATGGAAACCGCAACCAGGAAAGCAAGTTGTTAGAATTGTACCTAATAAGTACAATAAAACTTCACCTTTCATTGAGTTGTATTTTCATTATGATTTGGGCGGACGAACCTACCTATCACCAATTTCTTTTGGAAGACCAGACCCTGTTGAAGAGTTTGCTGACAAATTGAAATCAAGTGGTAATCGTGATGACTGGAGACTTGGTAAGAAACTTGAAGCTAAGATGAGAACTTTTGCACCTGTACTTGTACGTGGAGCAGAAAATGATGGTATTAAGTTTTGGGGATTTGGTAAAACAGTCTACCAAGAATTACTCTCGGTTATTGCTGACCCAGATTATGGTGATATTACAGATGCAGAAAATGGTCGTGATGTCGTAGTTGAGTTTAAGACTGCAGAAGAAACAGGAAAATCATTTCCTACTACTGCTATTCGTGTTAAACCAAATCAGACACCAATTTCAGATGATAAACAAACAATGGAAGGAGCATTAGAAAACCAAGTTGATTTAAATACGGTTTATAATGAACGTTCTTATGATGAACTTACAGAAGTTCTGAATGAGTGGTTGAATCCATCTGAAGATTCTGAAGCGAATGGTACAGCTACTGAAACGGTAGATAAACCTACAAAGGAAGCTTTGAAGGAAACTACTACAGTAGATGATGCCTCATCCGCGTTTGACGAATTATTCAATCGGTAATTAAATAATATTGGGTGGCTAGGGTTAAGAGCCACTGTTAAGAATAGAGGAACACTCCGTCTTTCTGGAACCACCCATATTTACATAGGAGATTTTATGTCCGCAAGAGACGAATTGGCTTCGGTTTTATCCACAAGCCTTAATAAACAATTTAAAAAGGATTATCCGAAAGTAGCATATTTTCTTGATGGTTCTGATGAAACGCCAACCGATGTAACCGATTTTATTTCTACTGGTTCATCTATGTTGGATTTAGCAATTTCTAATAAGCCAAATGGTGGTATAGCTATTGGTCGAATTACAGAAATAAATGGACTTGAATCAAGTGGTAAATCCTTGGTTGGAGCCCATTTATTAGCTTCTACACAAAAGAAGGGTGGAGTAGCCGTATACATAGATACTGAGACTGCAGTTAGTAGAGAATTTCTTGAAGTTATAGGTGTTGATATAGACAATATGTTATATGTTCACTTAGAAACTGTAGAAGAAATATTTGAAGCTATAGAAAAGATAGTTACCAAGGTTAGAGAAGAAGATACAGGTAGATTGGTTACAATATTGGTTGATAGTTTAGCTGGAGCTTCTACTAAAGTTGAGATGGAAGCCGATTTTGAGAAAGATGGTTGGGCTACAAGTAAAGCTATCATCATTTCTAAAGCGATGAGAAAGATTACTCAGATGATTGGAAGACGTAAAGTCGCTCTTGTGTTTACTAATCAATTAAGACAAAAGTTGGGTGTAATGTTTGGAGACCCTTGGACAACAAGTGGTGGAAAAGCGTTACCATTTCATGCTTCTACTCGTATTCGATTAAAAAATAAAGGTCAGATAAAAGACACTAAAAAGAATACGATTGGAATGAATATACAAGCTCAAGTTATTAAAAATAGATTAGGGCCTCCATTAAGACATTGTGAGTTTCCACTTTATTTTGAAAGTGGTATTGATGATGATGGTAGTTGGCTAACCGTAATGAAAGAACATGGTATTTGTAAAGTTGCAGGAGCTTGGTATACACTTCCAATTATTGATATGGATACAGGTGAAGTTACAGATGAAAAGAAATTTCAATCAAAAGATTGGTCAAAACTTTTGGAAGACAAGGAATTTAAAGATTATGTATATAGTATGATTTGTGATAAAGTTATTTTAAAATATACAAAAGAAGATTTAGGTATTGATGATGTGGAGATGACCGAAGAGGTATTAGGTGACTAATGCTAAATATCTTTCGATACTTGAACAAATAAAAAACGACGGCGGTCGGATTGAACATAATAACCCTGACGATAAAGTATTGATAATAGATGGCCTGAATACTTTTATAAGAGTTTTCAGCGTCGTACCAGTTACCAATGATGACGGAGCTCACGTTGGTGGAATAATTGGTTTTCTAAAGTCAATTGGTTTCGCTATAAAAATGCACAATCCCACGAGATGCATAATAGTATTTGATGGAGAAGGAGGCTCAGACCGCCGTCGTAAGTTATACCCAGATTATAAAGCTAAACGTAGAACAAAAATACGTTTGAATAGAGCGTATGATTGGAACACACCAGAAGATGAACATCAATCTATGTTGTTCCAAATGAGTCGGTTAGTAGAGTATTTACAATTACTACCACTAACTATTATATCTGCTAATCATTTGGAAGCTGATGATGCTATTGGTTATATATCCAAACAAATTTTAACAGATTCTAAGATAACAATAATGTCTACTGATAAAGATTTTCTTCAGTTGGTAGATGATAGAATTTCTGTTTGGAGCCCTACCAAGAAAAAAAAGTATACACCAGTTGAAGTTCAAGAAGAATTTGGTATACCATCTCATAACTTTTTGATGTATAAAATAATTGATGGTGACAAGTCAGATAACATTCCTGGCATAAAAGGAGTTGCATTAAAAACAATTAAAAAATGCTTACCACTTTTACAAAATAACCAGATAGTTAGTATAGAGGAAGTTTTAAAATATATCGAAAATAATGAAGTTACAAAAAATGTCAAGTCTATGTTGACAGAAGATAATCGAAAACAATTACAATTAAATAATGATTTAATGCAATTGAATGATGTTAATATTAGTGGTAACGCTAAATTAAAGATTAAAGATATTGTTGATGAACCAATTCAACAATTATCTAAATTTAATTTTACGAAAATGTTTTTAAAAGATAAATTATTTCAATCGTTACCTAATGTTGATAGTTGGTTATTAACTACATTTGCTACTTTAAATAAATATGCAGGAATAAGTAATGACAGATAAGTTAACTGGGTTTGGAACACCATTCCAAATAAAAGTAATAGCGTCTCTCTTAACAGATTTAAAGTTTCTACAAACATCTTCGGATATTATAAATGGTGATATATTTGATTCTAATGCAAATGGTTGGATAGTTGAGGAAGTAACAAAGTATTTTTTGAAACATAAGCAAGTACCAACACTCGATGTTTTAAAAATAGAAATAAATGCTATAGAAGATGAACCATTACAAGTAGCTGTTATAGATAATTTAAGAGAAATTTGGAAAAATATAGAAGCTACAGATTTAGATTGGGTAAAAGATAAATGTTTGGAGTTTTGTAAGAATCAAGTTTTAAAGAATGCTATATTGGAGTCGGTAAATCTTTTAGAGAATCAAGATTACGATGGTATTAAATCGTTAATTGATAAGTCTATGTCTGTTGGTATTGAACGAGACTTGGGTCATGAATATTTAACAAGTTTAGAGGAGAGATTAACAGAGTCGGTTAGAAACACCACACCTACTGGTTGGGATATTATAGATGAAGTGATGGATGGTGGTCTTGGTGCAGGTGAACTTGGTGTTATAGTGGCACCAGCTGGTATTGGTAAGACTTGGATGTTACAAGTTGTTGGAGCTAATGCCATTAAAAAAGGAAAAACTGTAGTTCATTATAGTTTGGAATTAAATCAGACTTATGTTGGGTTGAGATATGATACAGTATTTAGTGGTGTAACTACATCAAATATCAAATTTTATAAAGAGGACGTACAGAAGAAGATAGATGCACTTAAAGGTAATTTATATATAAAATATTATCCTACTCGTTCTGCTACAGTTCAAACGATAAATTCACATTTACAACAATTATTAATTCAAGGTATAAAACCAGATTTAGTTGTTGTTGATTATGCCGATATTGTAAAACCACTTGGTACATTCAGAGAAAAGAGACATTCTATTGGGGATAATTACGAAAGACTTAGAGAGTTAGCTGGTGAGTTTGAAATTCCTGTATGGACAGCTTCACAAGCTAATAGAAGTGCTCTTGAAGAGGAAGTAATTGATGCTACAAAGGTGTCGGAAGATTATTCAAAAGTTATGACATCTGATTTTGTAATGTCAATAAGTCGTAAGGTAGAAGATAAAATATCTAATACTGCTCGTTGTCACGTTATTAAAAATAGATTTGGAGTTGATGGTATGACATATCCAATGATGATGAATACTAATATTGGTAATATAGAAATTCATGAGTCTAATACTGTGGGTGGAAAACAACAACAAAAGAAAATGGATAGTTCGGAAGACTATCTTAGAAAATTAGCTAAAAATAAATATGATGATTTTAAAACTGATGGTAGCAAAATGGAAGGGTTTGAATAATTATAGTAGGTATAGGTATACACGAAATGAGAAAGTTTACGAGAGAAGGTAAAAAATGAAATTTAAGTTGTCGGAAAATTTTATAAATAAGTATAAGAGGCGAAAAGCCCCATTTGGTTTTAATGGTTTAGGTGAGTTAGTTTATATGAGAACCTATTCAAGAATTAAAGAAGATGGTAAAAACGAAAGATGGTGGGAAACTGTTCAACGAGTAGTAGAAGGAACTTATTCAATGCAAATGAATTGGATTGAATCACATCAATTAGGGTGGAATCCCTGGCAAGCTCAAAAGTCGGCACAAGAAATGTATGACCGAATTTTTAATATGAAGTTCTTGCCGCCTGGTCGTGGTCTGTGGGCAATGGGAACGCCCATTACAGAAGACAAGGGTTTATATGCCGCCCTAAACAATTGTGCTTTCGTATCTACGAAGACACTAAGAGAAGATTATGCTAAACCTTTTTGTTTCCTTATGGATGCAAGTATGTTGGGTGTTGGTGTAGGTTTCGATACAAAAGGTGCTGGAGAAATAGTAATCAAAGGTATTCAGAAAGATAGAGATGAACAAGTTTATCAGATACCAGATACTCGTGAGGGATGGGTAGAATCAGTTCGTCTATTATTGGAAAGTTATTTTCATGGTCAAGCACCAGTGAAATTTGACTATACAAAGATACGAGGTGCAGGTGAACCAATTACTGGATTTGGTGGTGTCGCAAGTGGTTATGAACCATTAGAAGAAGTACACGACGCAATCAGAAAAGTTCTTGATAATAACGCAGGAGAACCAATTACAATCACTACAATTGTTGATATTATGAATCTTATAGGTAAATGTGTTGTAGCAGGTAATGTTAGAAGAACTGCTGAGATTGTATTTGGAGACCCACATTCAGATGAATATTTAGATTTAAAAAATTATAAAGTTAATAAACATAGAGAACAATATGGTTGGACATCAAACAATTCTATATTTGCAAAACTTGGTATGGATTATACCGAAGTATCAAAAAGAATTGTAGACAATGGTGAACCAGGTTTAGCTTGGTTGAAAAATATGAGAAAATATTCTCGTATGAAAAATGGTGGAGATAATAAAGACCATAGAGTTGCAGGTGGAAATCCTTGTTTAGAACAATCATTAGAGAGTTATGAGTTATGTTGTTTAGTAGAAACTTTTCCAAGTAATCACGATAGTTATGACGATTATGCTAGAACATTAAAATATGCTTATCTATATGCTAAAACTGTAACACTTGGTAAGACTCATTGGTCAGATACAAATCGTGTGATGTTAAGAAATAGAAGAATCGGTTGTTCTGTTAGTGGTGTCGCACAATTTATTACTAATCGTGGATTAAATGAATTAAAGAATTGGTTAAATAATGGTTATGATGTAATACAAGATTGGGATAAAATGTATTCAGATTGGTTTGCAGTACCAAGAAGTATAAAAACTACTTCAGTAAAGCCATCAGGTACAGTTTCACTATTAGCAGGAGCGACTCCAGGATTACATTACCCTGAGAGTCGTTTTTACATTAGGAGAATAAGGGTTTCAAAACATTCAGAATTATTAGAACCATTGAAAAAAGCAAAGTATAAAGTAGAACCAGCGGTTGGTTCAGAAAATACGACAATGGTCGTAGAAGTTCCTGTTGATGTTGGTGAAGGAATAAGAACAGCGGCGGAATTATCCATATGGGAACAATTCCATTTAGCCGCATTTCTTCAAAGACATTGGGCAGACAATCAAGTAAGTTGTACTGTAACATTTGACCCAGAGTCAGAGGGTTCAGTTATTCCACAAGTACTAAATTATTTTCAATATCACTTGAAAGGAATTTCATTACTACCAAGACATGATTATGGTGCCTACCCACAAATGCCATATGAGTCTATTGATGAAAAAGAATACAATAAACAAGTTAAGAGACTTGGTAAGTTATCATTTGGAGTTATCAAACACGAAGAGGCTGATATTGATAAATTTTGCAATAATGATGTATGTGCAGTAATTCCGATGACTGGTGATAATGACAACCAAGAATATGCTAATTAATTTCACGTACATCAAACCCGCGGACAGGCAGACAACGCACCTGTAGAAAAATGCGTATTTTCGTTAACGAATATAACAAAGGAGAACGATAAATGAAAAATCGTAATCTAATATCGTTGGCTGTGTTTGTACGCCTAACTTTCCCATTTTTTCCAAAAAAATATCCACCCTTTTGAATTTGGGTTCACTATTTATTTTTATAAAAAAAGGTTATTAAATGATAAATCACAAGTTATATGGTAGAAGAATCTTACACGTAATGTCACCTGTAAGATGGCGTTCAACCAAATTTATGCATCAAATGGATTCCAATTATAAAGTAATGGTTAAGACTATAAAATGGTTACCAATGTGTCATCATTATGTTTTAGTTCCACCAAACAATACAATTCCGCATCTTGGAGATAATGTTACTAAAATACCATTTCCATATGCTGGTAGTGTGTTGTTTAATCGTGGTTTTTTTGAAAGTAAAGCTCTATTGAAGAAGATGGATTTTCAAAAACTCGATATTGATTTTATTTTTAATCATCAACCAGAACTATTGTATAATGTTTATAATGCTATCTTGACCGATAGATATGGTATGACTGTAGATAGTTATAATTTTTTCCATTGGGTTGATTGTGAAAAGAGTAGACCTACTGGTGGCTATCCAGTTGGATTTTTTAGACAAATGGAAGCTATTGATTTATCAACAAAATCTTATTTTCATTGTCCAGTTAGTTTAGATTATATGAAATCTAATTGGGATAAAATGCCACACACTTCACAAGGTGTTGATGAAAATGTAATGAAAGAGAAGATTAATTATTTCCCACTTGGTGTTGGTGATTTACCTGACCCAGAACCATTTCCATTACCAGATAAAAAGATATTAGTTTTTAATCATAGGTGGAATCAATCATGTGGTATAAAAAAACTTATACAATTTACAGAAGGACTTGATAGAGATGAGTGGTTGGTATGGGTTACCGATGATGATGCTAAACATCCAAAGGCAGGTAAACCTGCACCAGATTGGATGAAGGTTCAGAACTTACCAAGTGGCGGTCAATATAGATATCTTATAGATAATTGTTATGCTACTATTTGTCTTGTACACGATTATATGACTTGGAATTTATCTGCACAAGATGCTATAAAAGCTGAAAGACCAAGTTTAGTTTATGAACATCCAACACACGATTATGTTTTGGGTGAAGACTATCCGTTTTTCTTTAATGATAAAAAATCATTTCTTGAGTTGTTAGATAATACACCAAGACATTATGGTTGGGATTTACCAAAACACGATGAGACATTTAAAGAAAATTTAATTGGTGATTTAATTGATGCGTGTGATAGTAAAAAGAAACGTACTGTCAGAACACCAAGTGCTGGAATAGAATGGTTATATCATATATTACAAGGTAATGGTTTTAAGAAAAATTTATTACACAATAGTCATCCAAATTTATATCTTAGTAATACTTGGGAGAAGATAAGACTTTGGTGTATGTCCAAAGGAGTTAAGGATGACCCAAACTATGAATTTACTAAATTATTTATCCCAGATGATAAGAGAGATGAAATACAAAAACTCGTTGATGATTCTGGAGAAACGTTTGGTGAATCAAAGTTAGACCCAAAATTTACTATAATCAATAAAGATGATAGTTGGTTTTAATGTATCAGAATATATTTTATGATAACTTCAAAAATAAGATACATATTTGGGATGACGAAAAAGGTTATCTTGTCCTACCATATAAAAAATACGCATATGTAAAAGATAATTATGGAACTTATGTATCTCTATATGGAGATAAACTAAAAAAAGTATATAAGTTCGATAAGAAGACTAAAAACCTTTGGGAATCTGATGTAAATCCAGAGACAAGAACACTTGTTGATATGTATACAGATTCAGATGACCTATCCACTAATATTAGAATTGGTGTAATTGATATCGAGGTAGAAGTTACACAAGGATTTCCAGATGTTGAAAAAGCAGAGAACAAAATAACTTCAATAGCTTACTATGATAGTGAGGTAGATAAATATTTTTGTCTTGTACTTGACCCAGAGAATAGACTAACTCTTGAAACAAAAGATGATGTTGAGATAGAAGCTTTCCAAGAAGAAGGTGAGTTGTTAAATAGATTTTATGCATTATTTCTGAAGTTGAGACCTACAATACTAACTGGTTGGAATAGTCTAAGGTTTGATATACCATACCTTTACAATAGAGCTACACAAGTACTTGGTTCTGAAATAGCAGATTGTCTATCACCAATTAGAAGAGTTAATTGGAGTGACTATCAAAATAGATATAAAATAGCTGGATTATCACAATTAGATTATTTATCATTATATAAGAAATTTACATTTACACAAAAAACATCGTATAGATTAGACGCTATAGCAGAAGATGAACTTGGTGAGAAAAAAGTTGAGTATGAAGGAACATTAAATGACTTGTATGACAATGACTTAGATAAGTTTGTAGAATATAACGTACATGACGTTAGACTTGTTAAGATGTTAAATGACAAGTTGGATTTTATTGATGTATGTCGTGGTATTGCTCACGTTGGTCATGTTCCATATGAAGAAGTTGAATGGTCTTCGAGATACCTTGAAGGAGCCGTATTAGTTTACTTAAAGAAACTTGGTATTGTTGCACCAAACAAAAAGAAGGGTGGTAGAAAAGATTTATTTGAAGAAAATAAATTCTCTGGTGCATATGTTCAAGACCCGCAGAAAGGTAGACACGAATGGATTTATGATTTAGATATTACTTCAATGTATCCATCAATTATTATGTCGTTGAATATATCACCAGAAACAAAGATAGGTGAAATTGTAGGATGGGATTCAGAAGAGTACGTTAAAAAAGTACCAAAGACTTATTCAGTTAAAATGAATGGTAAGGAACAAGGTAAGTTAACACATCAAGAATTGGAAATGTATTTTAGAGATAACCAAGTTTCTATTTCTTCTAATGGTATAATTTATAAAACAGATAAAAAGGGTTTGATTCCAGCCTTGTTAGAACAATGGTTTGATACAAGAGTAGAGTTTAGAAAATTAGCTAAGAAGTTTGCCGATGAAGGTGATGAAGAAAAGTATCAATATTTTAATAGGAAACAATACATTCAAAAAGTTGTTTTAAATTCATTGTATGGTGTATTGGGTTTATCAGTTTTTCGATTCTATGATTTGGATAACGCTGAAGCAACAACATTGACTGGTCAATCATTGATTAAATTTACAAAGAAGATTGGTAATCATTTCTATAATAAAGAACTTGAAGATGATAAAGATTATTGTATCTACATTGATACTGATTCGGTATTTTATTCAGCCGTACCACTTCTTGATAAGAGATTTCCAGATGAAAAACTTTCTGATGTTATGAAGACACAAAAGATTTCAGAGATAGCTACAGAAGTTCAAGGTTATATGAATACTTCATATGATTATTTTGCTAAAAAGTTTTGTAATATAGATAAACATAGATTTGAAATTAAACAAGAGATTATAGCAAGAGCTGGTTTCTTTGTTGTTAAGAAACGATATGGAATGAGAATTATTAATGATAATGGTGTAAAGGTAAATAAGGTTCACGTAAAAGGTTTAGATACAGTTAGAAGCACATTCCCACCTGCAATGAAAGTTTTATTAAAAAGTGTTCTTGATGATATATTAAATTATGTTCCAAAGGATAAAGTTGATAAACGGATATTGGATTTTAAAAGTAATATAAGAAATTTAAGTGTAGATGATATAGCAAATCCAGTTGGTGTTAAAAATTTAGAAAAGTATACACCAAAGAAAGATAATAAATTCGCTAATAGAAGTGCTACTACTGATATTATGACTGGTACACCTGTTCACGTTAAGTCTTCATTGTATTATAATGATTTGTTAAAATATTTTAAAAAGAAAAGTTACGAACCAATTGTTAGTGATTCTAAAATCAGATGGGTATATTTGAAAGATAATCCATTGAAATTGGATGTTGTTGCTTATAAGGGATATGAAGACCCAAAAGAAATAATGGATTTTATAAAAGAATATATTGATTATGATAAAATGTATGAACAAGCTCTAACTAAAAAACTAAATATGTTTTATGGTGCGTTAGATTGGGATGAACCAAAAATACAAAATGAGAACGCATGGTTTTAGTATTATACACATCATCTAATATACCAGATTGTCCTTATTGTGATGAAGCACGCACGTGGTTGAATGATAACAAAGTTAATTTTGTTGAGGTAGATGTAGCTAACAATCAGAAACTAAAAGATAAAATATATGAAAAGACAAAATCTAAGAGTGTACCAGTTGTTAATATTGATGGTTCATATTTTAGAGGTTGGTTTACAAAAAAAGAATTGGAAGAATTATTAAAATTATTGAAAAAAAATTAATCGTTTTGAACTTGTCATATATATGTATATATGACTCAAATAATAAGGAGAAATAGGTTATGGAAAAAGCGAAATTAACTCGCTATCTTGATAAAGTTCGTATTGGTAATCATATCGAACAAGCTCAAATATCAACTAAAGATGGAGTATCACATACTTGGGTTGCAAGTAAAGATAAAGATGCTTTGGTTGTTTTAAAAATGACTAAATCAGAAATACCAGATTCTGTTTTAGGTATAGGTGACTTACAGAAGTTTAATGGATTACTTGGTGCACTTGGTAATGATATTTCTATGGATGTTGTAAAGATTGATAGAGATGGAGAAGAAAAGTCAGTAGAAGTAAATTCATCAGATTCTTATGGTAACTCTACAAAGTATATGTTACACGATACAAGTGTTGTTCCAACAACACAAGGAAACGTTGTAAAGGGTTTATTGGAACAAGATTATAATTTAAAATTTACTTTGGATACCAATTTTGTTTCTAAATTTATAACTGGTAAATCAGCTCTTGGTGACGAAGTAGAAACGTTTACTATTGTTGCTGATAATAACAATGTTAATGTTGTTATTGGTTGGAGAAACACACACTCTAACAGACTATCAATTCCAGTCACAACACAAACTTATGAAGAAGTTGATAAGGTTTCTTTTAGTTCACAAGTTATGGCTGACATTCTGAGTGCTAATAAAGAATGTGAAACTGGAACTCTTGAAATGAAAGGTGGAGATAGACCATTAATCAAAATGACATTTAATGTTGATGATTATAATGCGATTTATTTTTTACAACCAAGAGTTACGGTTTAAATGAATGAAAATTACTAATGAAAATAATACTCTATGGGTAGAAAAGTATCGGCCTCAGACACTTGACTCTTATATTGGGAACACCCAATTAAAAGAAAAAGTTCAAGTGTGCTTAGAGAGTGGAGACTTACCACATCTTTTACTATATGGGAAGGCTGGTACAGGTAAGACCACTCTCGCTAAATTACTCGTTAATAATATAGATTGTGAATATCTATATATTAATGCGTCAGACGAGAGAAATCTTGATATGGTTCGAGATAAGGTAAAAACTTTTGCAGGAACACTTGGGTTTTCTGATTTAAAAGTTATTATTTTAGATGAGTGTGATTATATAACACCCACCGCTCAAGCTGCATTAAGAAATTTGATGGAGACATATTCCAATCATTGTAGATTTATTTTGACTTGTAATTTTGTCGAGAGAATTATTGACCCAATTCAAAGTAGGTGTCAATCTTATAATTTAACACCACCATCAAAAAAGGAAGTAGCTATACATCTTGGTCAAATACTTGATACAGAGAATGTAAAGTATGAAACTAAAGATGTAGTTTTCATTATTAATAGTTGTTACCCAGATATTCGTAGGGTTATAAATTCCGCACAAAAACAATCAATCAAGGGAAAGTTGGAGTTAGATAAAACAAGTATAGTTCAAAATGATTATAAGATGAAGGTTCTTGAAATTTTAACACAACAAGATAAGAGAAGTGCGTTTAAGAATGTTAGAAAGTTACTTTTGGATAGTGAAGTTAAGGATTATACAGAATTATTTAGATTGTTATACGATGAAGTTGATGATTGGGGTAAAGGTCACGTAGCCGAATGTATTTTAATTTTAGCGGAATATCAAATGTCAGATAGTCAAGTTGTTGATAAAGAAATTAATGCTATGGCTATGTTAACTAAATTATTGGGAACTATAAAATGAGAGTATTAGTAGTTGGTGAAAATTGTCAAGACCAATTTATTTATGGTGACATAGATAGATTAAGTCCAGAAGCACCTGTTCCAGTATTTGTACCAGAATATACACAAGTAAATGATGGAATGGCTAGAAATGTTGCTAACAACGTTGAGTCATTAGGTATGTGTATTAATACAATTACAAATAATGAACCTGGTAATGATATTATTAAAAAACGTTATGTTGATAAACGTAGTGGTCAGATGGTTTTACGAGTTGATGAACATGATTATTGTGAACCAATTGATAATGTATTATTATCTACAATTCAAGATAATGAATGTTACATACAGTTGAGTGGTATAGTTAAAGTTGATGCTATAATTATATCAGATTATTGTAAAGGTTTTTTGAATGAAGAAGATATAAAATTTATTTGTGATAATAATAAAAATGTATTTGTAGATACTAAAAAACACCTTGGTAGTTGGATTGAAAATGCAGATTTTATTAAAATAAATGAATTTGAGTATAAGAAGAATCATGAGTTTTTAAAGGGTAATGAACGTAAACTTATTGTTACTATGGGTAGTAAAGGTTGTATGTGGAATAATACAGTTTTTCCTGCAGGAAAAGTAAAGATAGCCGAAGTAAGTGGAGCAGGAGATACATTTATGGCAGGTTTGGTTTGTGGTTATTTAAATACAAATGATATTAGAAAAGCAATAGAGTATGCACAGAAGTGTACTGAAATAGTTGTACAAGAACGTGGGGTAACCATAGTTGATAGGGAGAATATAAAATGAGTACAAAACCAATGAAACCTTTTCCAGGTGCACCAAAAAATGAAGTAAAAGTTAATTTAGCAGAACAAGATACGATGAACTGCGAAAAGTGTGGAAATTATTTATGGATAACGGCGTTTGTTATCAAGAAAATTTCAGCTATAGTTTCACCAACAGGTCAAGCTGGATTGGTACCTGTTCAAGTTTATAGTTGTGGTAATTGTGGTGAAGTACCTAAAGAATTATTAGAAGGTAGTGGATTAGATGTCCAAGAAACCAATAGTTAAGAAAAAAGGGTTATTTGACCATATAAATGCAATAACAACAGTTCAGAATCAAAACTATTGGGAAGAACTATCAGAAGAAAATAAAAAAACCTATTCTACTTATATGGTTAATAGGTTTTTATCAATGAAAATCGAGTGGATAGATTTTGTTAATGATGTTCAAAAATATTGGAATGAATTAACACCAAGAGAACATTATAAAGTCTATGCAGATATTTTACCGAAAGGTAAACAATTTTTAAAATACATAAAAAAGGATAAGGATATGAACTTACCAAAGTGGTTTATGGAAATATTCTGTAAACATTATGAATGTTCTACAGGACAAGTTAAGGGTTACATAGAAACATTGTTATTGACAGAACAAGGTACTCTTGAAATACGGGAAGTTTTAACAAAATATGGTGTCGAGCCAAAAAAATGGCAAGAACTACCATTCGAAATACGATAGGAGGTTACATGACCAATCTTGAAGAAAGAAACATAGGACATACTATGCTCATGAAAGAACTTGAGTGGGGTGTGAATACTGAAACTAATACAGTTTATATGGCATATGATTTTGATATGGATAATTTGTATACTATAGTTACAAAGACGGACAATATACTTAGACATCAAAAAGATGTTAGAAAACCTTTAAATATGATTATCAGTTCTTATGGTGGTGATGTTTATGCTATGTTGGGTTTGATAGACCATATAAGAAGTTTACCAGTAAAAGTTAATACTCATTGTCTTGGTGCTTGTATGTCTGCCGCAGCAGTTCTACTTGCGTGTGGAACTGGTAATAGAACAATGAGTAAACACTCGACAGTAATGATTCACGAAGGTTCTGCATTTGAAGCTGGAAAAACATCCGATGTACTAAAAGGAGCAGACCATTTAAAACTTTTACAAAAGAGTATATGTGATATACTTGGAGATGTAACAAAGAAAACTTCTGATTTTTGGGAAGGAGTTTCTAAACAAGATACCTATCTAACGGCTAAGGATTGTTTGAAGTATGGTGTCGTAGACGAGGTAGTTTAATGAAAAAATGGAATAAAGTTAAAGGTAGAAAACATCCAGAAGATGAAATTTTATTATATTATGATAAACCAGTTTCATTTGAGGACGTAGCCGTTATGTGTAAATTTTTTATGATTAATGAAGATAAAATATATCCACCACCAAGATTTAAAGGTGCGGAAATGTTTAAAGAATATATAAAAGAAGTTTTGGATACAAGAAAAATACCAAATAAAAATAAATTTCAATTAAACAAAAATTTAACTATTTTAGAGGAGTGTAAATGAA